TTAAGAACTGGTTATAACACTATTACTTCAGGAACATTTAAACAATATTAACATGAGAATAGAAGAACAATTAATACAAAAGAAAACATTTAAACAAATTGCAAATTTCTTAGGTATATCAGAAGGCGATGTATCAGAAAGTTTAAATAGAGCTACTCCAAGAAAAATAATTAACGAATGTAATTCATATAAAGATTTATTGAGACAAGGTGTTAATGATGATGATTATACTATTAGAGACTTGGAATATATCAAAGAACATGATAAGAGCTATTTTAAGTACCTTTTAACAAACGATTATGTATAATCTAAGTACTTATATAGAAAAATAATAATAACACGTTAAAACGCTTTAAAATGATTATAGGATATACAAGTATTATAATAGGTATCATAGTAGTCTTTATATTTGAGATTGTAAAGTTTTATTGGGATAATCTCAATAAATAATGAATTATGTTTGTAGCATATTAATAAATAAGATTATGGAAGCACATAGAGTAAAATACGGGACAAAAGTAATAGTAACTGATGAAGACGTGAAGACACCACCTTCAGCAATACCAATAAATAAAGGCGATGAAATCACAATACATAGGCTAGATGGAATGTATTGCAATGGGATAGATGAGAATGGTAATAGAATTTATATTGCTGCATGGACTGAAGTGAAGCCTTGTACATATTAATAAATAAGATTATGACAGGGAAAAACAAAGAACAGTTTGAGAGGTGGTGGTATAAGAATATAGACTTTGTAGCCTTATGGGTTTTTTATGAATTACCCTTTGAAATGCAAATAAGTGTTTACCTAGCTTATTATGATAGTATTGATTATGTTATTGACGTAATGTATATATTTGCATTTAAACAATATACCTTTGAATTAGAAAATAAAGAAGGGAGTCTAGGTTTACCATACAAAGAAAATCTTTTTAATTCAAGAAACGAAGCATACAAAGAAGCATTTAAAGAAGCAGATAAATTAATTAATAATGAGTAACCACGTACAATTATATACACCGCATCCTAAGCAGATGGAAGTTCACAAAGCGTGTAGCAATGATGATCTATTTTTTATATCAGTCAATGCAGGTAGACAATCAGGTAAGACGGCTCTATCTCAGCAACAAGCGATTAAGTGGGCTTTAGATGATTCTAACCAATTAATCTACTGGGTATCTCCTACAGCATCACAAGCTGATAAAGTGTATAAGCAGATACTTAAAATGATAGATGGTCAACCATTTATGACTTCATCTAAAGGAGGACAGGGAGATACTGAGATAGTATTTTACAATGGTTCTAAGATTCAATTTAGGAGTTCAGCACAAGAAGATAGTTTAAGAGGTGAAACTATTGAGTACCTTATAATAGATGAGGCAGCCTTTCAAAAGGAATCTGTATTCTTTGAGATACTTCTACCTATGTTAAATGTAAGAGGTAGAAAGGTTTTAATAGTATCTACTCCAAAGGGTAAGAACTGGTTCTTTAACATGATTCAGAAAGGTAATATAGATGATAAATATAAATCGTTCTTATTTACATCTTATGACAATCCGTATAGCAGTAGAGAAGTAATTGAGTTAGCCAAAGCTTCTATGCCTGATGTATTATTTAGGCAAGAATACATGGGGGAGTTTGTAGATAATAGTGCTATCTTTGAAAACTTAAAAGAGTTATGTTGTATAGATATATCTAAGAGTAGATACGAATCATCTAATCATTATTATATGGGAGTTGATGTAGCTTTAAAAGATGATTATACAGTTATCACTGTAATAGATAAAGATGATAATGTTATATGGTATGATAGATTTAATAAATGCACAGCACCACAATTAAAGCAACGTATAATAGATGCTAATAATAAATGGAAGCCTAAAACATTAATGATAGAAGAAAATAATCAGGGACTCCCTATCATAGATGATTTAGAAATAGTACATGGATTGAGAAATATTGTTAGATTTAAAACAACTGGGACAAGTAAGCCTGAAATAATAAATAATTTAATAAATGCTTTTGCATCTAAGAAGATTAAAGTACCTAATGATGCTATCTATAAAAGTGAGCTTGAGACTTTTACAATGACAATAAGTCCAACTGGAAAACCTAAGTTTGCTGCTGCTAATGGATTCCATGATGATATACCTATGAGTTTAGCGATTACATGGGAAAATAAAAATAAAAATAAATATAGTGGTGAATACAATTTTTTATAGTATATTTGTAAAATGATAGATATAATATTAGCTATAGTATTTGCTTTAAGTTATAATATAGCAGTAACAAGTTTTATAAAAGTAAATGAATGTAATAAAAAAATAAAAGAATGGCAAAAAAACCAAAAACGATAAGCTATTATCAAAAGAAATTAAAGCAGAAATTAAAAGAAATTAGTGTATATCAAAATACATTAGCTTATTTAGTAGATGCTGAAGATGATAAACAATTAATTGAAAGAATAAACGAATATAAAAAACTATTGAAATAATTTTTTTATATCAAATAAAATTTGTATGTTTGTAAACGTATTTATTTTGTTTAGTTAATATACCGCCCCTAGAGACCAATTCAATCTAGGGGCTTTATTTTTTCATAAACACAAGATAATAATATAACTTTTAAATATATGAAGATATTAGTACCTACTTCTTGGAATGATGTAACAGTTGAAGAGTATCAGCAATTAGCATCTTTAGACGCTGATGACAACGCATCAAAAAGATTAGCTGATATAATATCTATACTTTGTGGAGTTAATTCGTTAGAACTCACCACAGACACCGTAAAAGAGATTCAAGAGAGTATTGCTTTCTTAAATGAAAATTTACCTAAAGATAGATATAGTTCTTTTATTCATGATGGTATTGAGTATGAATGGATCAAATCAATTAACGAAATTACTTTAGGAGAGCAAATAAGCATAGAACAAACTATTGAGAATGAAGAGTTGAACTACTCTCAATCATTTGATTTAGTTATGGCTGTGTTATTAGTTAAGAAAGGAGAAAAATTTAATGCTAAAGACTTGAATAAAAATAGAGAATTGTATTCTAAGTTTCCTATTACTAAAGTCCATGAGATGATCCTTTTTTTTTTGAGTGGAGGCAAAATATCTTTACAACCTATCAGGGAGTTTTTGGTAATACCGAAAATGAGCAAGATAGAGAAGATTGGTCTGATGAAGAGAGAGAGATTAATGAAGCGATTAAAAAGGAAAGTGTTGGTAGTGGTTTTAAGTGGGTTGCAATGGTTGACAGGTTGGCTCAAAATGATATTACGAAGCATGAAATAATATTTGATATAAATTATATACACTGTTTAAATATGTTATCATATTGGAAGCAAGTGGATGAAAATAAGAGAGAATGACAATCGAACAAATAATATTACTATTCAAAGATATTGCTGCAAGGCATAAGCAAATAAATGGTTTTAAAGTTTCTGAAGATTATAATCTAGGTGAAATAGATGATAATGATTTTCCGTTATTAGCAATCGTACCTACTAAGCCAAACTTACCTAGAGACGTAAACGGTTTTAGTATGTTTACTATGGACTTTGAAATTAAGCTATTAGATTTAGTCAATGATGATTTAGATAATAAAATTAATGTATATTCAGATGCAGTAGAAATATTAAAAGATATTGTTAATGAATTTGCTACTCATCCATATTATGCTGATAATTCAATAGATATTATATCTGATGCGTCTATGACTAAATTAGATGGATTTACAGATATAGATTTATATGGATATGGTACAGAGTTAACTTTAGCTTCCCCTAATAAGATTTCGTTTTGTGGTAGTCCTATTGATAACTTAACGGGTTATTCATTTGCAGTAGTAGATGGAAAGGTAGTTAATACAAATTTAACATATAGTCAAGATGTACCACTAGGTCAAACGGTAGTATTACCTGATATAACACACACACAAAGTGATGGCACACCTACTCCTACTCCTGCTCAAACTCCTTTTGTTTGTGATGCTTTCACCGATGTAGTTATAACTGATGCTAACAATGTGTCTAGCCCTATAAGCAAAGGGAGTGGTGAAACTTATACTTGTGAAACGCTACTTGTAAACGAATGGTTTGAACTAGAAATTGATACAACAATAGCAGCAGAGACAAATAACGACCAGTTTAAAATTAGTGTTGTAAGCAGCTTTCGACTAGAAGTTGATATTATGGACGGTAACGGCTCTACTTTTATAAATGGAACATCTAATTCAGACCTTCAATTAATTTTCACATTTCCAACTGCAGGCGTTAACATCATTAGAATTAAAGGGTATTTAAGCATGAAATTCAACACACTTGGAGACTCAAAAAAAATAACAGACATTAGAAACTGGGGTACAAACGTTTGGGCAAATAATAACTATGCATTAGCTTGTGAAAATATGGCTTTAAATATTTCTGCTAAAGACACTATAAGGGCTGTCTCAGGAAATTTAACAAATGCCTTCTACAAGTCTAGTTGGAGTGGTAACAATACTCCAATTTTTACACCTACTATTTGCACCAATGCATTTGCTTACACCCCTCTTAACGCTAATCTTGGACACTGGGATATGCGAACTGTTACTGGTATGCTAAATTTCGCGTATAACGTTACGACATGGAGCCAAGAAAATTATTCTAATACTTTATTGGGTTGGTTAAGATGGGATAGTGTAACTCATGCTCCTGCTACAAACTACGTAGTTCCTTCAAATATAATTTTTAACGGCGGTATTACTGTAGGGAATACTAGCACTGTAGCAATAGGAAGTGAGGCAGAACTTGCAAGGGATTATTTAATAAACACTTTGAATTGGACAATAACAGATGGAGGAGCTGTATAAAATATACTTATGAAAGAATACAACGGATATTTAATAGTAAAAATTGATGAAGAATATATCCCTATGGGAGACGTTCAAAAACCATCTAGGGTAACAACAAAACACAAGGTAATAGAGTTAGCAAATGAAGCTGAATATTTAGCGAAGTGCAAAGAATTAAATATTGAATTAGATGATTGAAAAATTAAAACAAATAGTAAAATTAGCAGCTAATGAAACAGAAGCCGAAAAGCTTTTAATGGATGAAATAGCTCGAGATAATTTATTCAGAACTTTAGAAGATAACGATATAGGAATATCTATTGACGATTTAGGTTTGACTGTAGAAGATATAGATGATAATTCTTATATGCATCAAATATCTGAGAATGAAGGTGAAGAGCAAGAATTCGCAAAAGCAAAAACTGTTAATCTTTACAGATATGTAGCCCACACTTCAAGTGGTTATAGCTCAGGAGATTTAGGAAAAGATTCAAGAAGCTTTTGTAAAGTACTCGTAAGACGTACTAAATTGTCTTTGATGCGATATGTTGACATACTTAAATTAAACGGCTCTAATAAAGGCTTTGGTATTAATGGAGCTAATGTTTACAATGTATTTAAGTGGAGAGGCGGAGTTAATTGCAAGCATATTTGGGTTAAGTATATTTATAATATGGAAACGCAAAAACTTGAAGTTGCACCACAATCAGAGCAACCTAAACAATCAGGACAAGGAGCTGTGCCAAATGCCTAAAAGCGAAAAATTAAAAGAAGCTATAGAAATCTTTGGTAAAGAGATTGTAGAAATAGCAGGGCAACTTATAAAGAATGAGCCTAAAGTTAATACAGGGCGTTTGATGGATTCTTTAGAAAGTAGAGCTATTGAAACTGCTTTTGGTACTTCATACACTTTATTAGTTTTAGCTGAAGATTATTTTATATATGTAGATCAAGGAAGAAAGCCAAACAGCACACCCCCACCTGTAGCTCCAATTAAAAAGTGGTGTAATCAAAAAGGGATAGATGAAAGTTTAGCTTATGCAATAGCTAAAAGCATTGGGAAGAAAGGAATACCTGCTACGAATATTAGTAGCAGAATGTTGAAACAAGCTTTAAATAATGTAGCTTATAGGAGATTAGAAGATGGTATTGCAGATTGGGTAGATGATTTAATAGAAGAGAATTTTAAAGGATTAAGTAAAAAAGGAAATATAACATTTAAGTAATGAGTACAACGATAAGATTAGAGCCTCAAGAATTTCAAAGTGCTTACAATGAAATTATAACGGTATTAGATAGCAGCCAAAAGAGTAGACCAAAATTTCAACATATAGTTAAAATTTATATTGATGGGGTTTATTCTAGTAAATTAAAAGTAACACCAAACCCTGCAGGATTGGGAGTAGTTAATTTATCAAAGCATATTGAAAGCTATGTTAGTGGTGATTTAGATTTAACAGATACCAATATATTTAAACAGATACCTAATAGTTTTGTTAAATATCATATTGAATTAGAAGAAGAGTATTTACACAATCCTAACTTTTTATCGGTATCAGATAACGGTGGTTTTGTTCAATACAATTTTACAACCGACCATGAATTTAGTTTAGGGGATTTTATTACAGTTAATGCTTCAGTTCCTGAAGGTAGTTATATTGGTGAGCAAGAAATCACAAACGTAGTTAGTACAACTGCAGTAGTTACTACTACAGCTTTTACAGCAACTTCTGTAGGTAATGCAGAATTGACAAGCGGAGCTACTACAATCTTTACAGATGCTGCAGTATTTTCTGCAGATAAATTCGCTTTAAATAACGTAGTGGATTGGGTAGATGTCCCTAGCTTTGATCCCACTACATACTTAGTAGATTCAGCATCCCCTTCTGATTTCCTAACAAACTTAGACACAACTCAGACAGTATTATTAGATGATAGGATTAACTTTAATTTCTACAATAAAACCTCAAATGAAGCTGAGTATTTAGAGGTTATATCAACTTTAGGAACTATAAGAATTCCTAACAATTTTACAACTACAAGTGATGCTAATAAATTCATTTCGGTCGGCGTTGCACCTGCTGATATATTAAATCATACAGGATCAACCGTAACAGTTGTTAGTGGTATAGCTGCAATGATAGATGATACCATAGAGTCTTATACAGTGCAGTTGATAGATTCAGCTTTTAACCCATCAACCGAATTATTTACATTTAAAGTAAAATCAGAATGTAGTCCATATACTAACTATAAATTAATATACCTTAACAAAAGCGGTTCTTTTTCTGGTTTTAATTTTGAATTAGGAAGCAATAAAAAAGTAAAAGTAAACAAAAAGAACTACAATAAAAATTACGGCTCTGCTGCAGTTAATGGTGAAACAGTAACTTATGGATGGAACTCTTACGAGCGTGGAGCTTCTACTTATGCTACAGATGTAACTGATACTTATAGTGTTACAAGTGATTACATTACAGAATTAGAAGGTGAAAAGATAGCCGATTTAATACAAAGCCCCGAAGTATATCACTTAGATTCAAGTGATGTATTGAGAGCTGTAAATATTAACACAAATTCTGTTAAAATTAAGACAAGATTAATAGATCATTTAGTGAATTACTCAATAGATTTTACTTACGCAACAAAAAACACAACTCAAAGATGAATGATATAAAGATATTACTAGCTGATAGTGAAATAGATATTAAAGGCACATTCGGTTTTGGTATAAATTACACAGTTTCTGATGTAAAAGACCCTTCAAAACGTAATGCTCCCTATTCAAAAACTGTTACTTTACTGGGAACTAAGAATAACAACAGAATAATGGGGGGGCTTTGGGACGTGAATGCTGATTTCACATTTTTTAACCCTAATTTTAAAACAGAATGCAGCATAATTGTTAATAGTTCTACAGTTATTGAGGGGTTTTTAAGATTAAAAAACATTAAAATAGTAAATACTAACTTTGAAGAGGGGGATGCTATTGAGTATGAGTGTGTTATAACTAGTAAATCAGTAGATTTTTATGGTAAGATTCAGGATAAATTATTAACTGAGTTAGATTTCTCATATTACAACCATGATTACACAAAAGCAAACATAGTTTCTTCATGGAGTAATGATAGTAGGGGAGCTTATGTTTATCCTTTAATGTGGAACGGTAAAGAAGTTGGTGAGGGAAGCGAATATTATAAAACTGATTCTTTTAAACCTGCTATATTTGAGAAAGCTTATCTTGTTAGAATGGCTAAAGATGCAGGTTACTCTTTAACGGGTTCTTTAATGGATGAAACCACTACAGAAGGTTTAGCTTTTTCTAAAGCAATTATACCTTTTAACGGCGAACTTCCCGAAATAACAGAAGCAGAAGTGTTAAGGAGAAAATTTAAAGCAAGTAGTGGGAGTAGTTTGTCTTTAGCTTCAGGCTCAATAACGTCTTCTTTTTGGACTGGTGTAAATTCAGGTATTGTAAATGTTACAAATGCAACTAACGATTCTACTGCAGGGAACTTTGATAACGGGGGAAACTATGATGCAACATTGAATAAATGGACTGTAGATGCAGATGGCGTATATGGTATTCATGCTACATTAGATTTTATATCTACTTTTTCAACTGGAGGTACTGTCTACATGAGTGGATATAGAGAAGATTGGTGGGGTAATACAGTTCAAGATACACCCGCAGGAACTACCATTAGATTTTCTGCTCAAGTATATATTGATGGGGCTGCTTACGGTAATCACTACTCTTCTAATTATGTTCAGATGCCCACAACGTTAACTACTTCAGACGTTCAAAATAGGCAGTTAGTAATATCTTTACCGACTGTTCATTTACAAGCTACTCAGGAAGTTACCATAGTTGTATCAGTAGGTGGGGTTAACTTCGTAGCCGCAAACGGTAGAAGTTTAAATTATACAACAGATGGAACTATTAATGGCACAGTTAATACAGTAAGCTACACAATGGAATTGGATAGTACTGTTATACATAACGAAGTTAGAAGCTCTGCTTTAACAGATGGAGACGATATAATACTTTCTGAGTTCATACCAAAGAATATAAAACAAAGCGATATACTAACAGATATTATAAAAAGATACAATGCCTATATAACTTTAGACCCTGATAAAAGTAACACTTTAGTCATAGAGCCTAGAGATACTTTTTATGCTAGAGGAGATACTTTAGATTGGACTAATAAAAAAGATCATTCTAAACCTGATAAGATTAAATTATTATCGGAACTGCAAAACAAAAAAATTAAGTTTTCATATACTCCTGATGAAAAAGATTACAATGAAAATTATACTAAGGCTTTAAGCGGTGATATTTATGGAGAGCATGAAATAGAATTTGTAAATGAATTTGTTAAAGGTGAAAAAATGATTCAAACACCTTTTAGCCCAACGCCTTTAATTTATAATCAAAAAGACCCTTTAAGAAGATGTGCCATTATTCCATCTATAAAAACTTCAGCTCCTGAGACTAATCCAAGAATTTTGCATTATGGAGGTTTAAAAAGTACTTTAAACGGACAGCCGTTTTGGATAGAGTCAACAGATGGAGCAGGAACTACTTCAAATGTGGCTTATTATAGTTACCCGTATGCAGGTCATTATGATGACCCGATAAACCCTACAATGGATATTCATTTCGGTACAGTTCCTTTTGAATATTATTCTGCTAAAGCTACTACAACATCTTCAACTCAGTATAATAATTATTGGAAAAATTATATAGAACAAATTGCAGAAGGGAAGCAAGTGGATATGTATTTCTTTTTAAATGAAGTAGATATTAATTATATCAAAGATAATTTAAACGCTAAGATATTTGTAAAAGATGCATATTATTATATTAATAAAATAGTTGATTACAACCCTATTGTTAAGGGTGTAACTAAAGTAGAATTATTAAAAATAAAAGATGGTAATACTTTTGTGGATAATATAGAGATTATAGATGGCGATACATATAATCCAAATGAAGGAACTGATGTAACAGCAGGAAGTGGTAACGGGAATACTTCAGGCTCTACTGGAGTTACAATTAATGGAGAAGATAATAGAGTAGGTACAGCATCATATAATGTTACAATTAATGGTAATGATAACTTTGTAGGAGATGATTCGCCAAACGCAATTATAACAGGAGATAACAACGTAATTGATTCAGCTGTAGAAAATGGTTTTGTAATCGGAGCAAGTAACAGAACGGTATCACAATCTAATACTGGTTACATTGGCGAACAATTTTATAGAGATGGAAAGCCAGCTACAGTTGTAGAAGATTACGAATTAGCAGACGTAATAACTTTAAGAGATGCAGGGACTTTAGAAGTTGGAGTTTCTTATAATTGTATTGATTTAGGATTACAATTTAAAGCAGAAGCAGTAGATGTTTTAAATTTTAATAGCACTCGTATTCTAGAAGTACCAAAAGCTTCTTTATATTCTAGCCTTGAAATATGGATTCCTAATAAGGATTATTCTGTAGATGATTTAGTTATATGGGGTGGGGTTGTTTGGAGGTGTACTGCAATAAGCGGAGGGTACAGCCCTATAGATGATTATACACTGAACAGCTCATATTATGAAGTAAATAGATCAGCAGGGAATTATGAAACCTTAAAGGTAGATGTATTATATAGTGAAGCAGATTCTCAAATAGTAACCACAAGAGATTCAAGAGGTAATGTAGTAAATACTATGGATGAAGATTTACACGTTTTATCTGATTGGAATGATTCAAGAATATCTAATAATATTTTCGAAGGGTTTATTAATAATGATGTAACAGATTTATCTAATAATATTTGTAAAATAATTAAGAACAATAGAAATTTTGGAAGCATTACAGGTAACAGGAACAATGGAGATATAATGGAAAACACCTCTCAAACTGCTACCACTTTTTCAATTACTGACAATGTTAATAACGGTAGTATAGATTTTAATCATTCTACAGCTAACATTACAATTAATAATAATGTTAACAATGGTTATATAGGTAATGCTACAACAACTAATAGAGCTGCAAGTATATCAGATACAACTGTGAATAAATAATTCCTAACATTCGCTAAGTGGCATTTAAACGCCACCAAGCTCGGTGTTGTAATCAATTATGCTTAAATCATAAATACATCATTGCATTCCTTACATCTAACCCATCCTGCTATTTCGGGTTCAGTGTTTTTACAGTCGCATAACTGTTCGCTTTGCCTTACAACATTATGTATAACAAATAATTTTACTAAACTTTTTGCTAAATTGTTAAATTCGCTTTCTGCAATACACCCTTCCAAGCTTTCTGTAACTGTATCTGAGTGTTCGTAGCTTTTTATTATTTTCAATATTTCCTTTTCCATAATTATTGTAGTTTTAAATCCGTAAAATTAAATGCCATACATTAGCCGTTAGTAGCAATATTAATGGTTTTCACAGTTTCCTTTATGAGCCAATGACATTGCATCACTCCAAGGTCTACAGCTAATGTAAATATATTCACAACCATCTACCTCTATTACCTTGTATGTTTTTTCAGGGTTTACATCATTATCACTTCCTTCTAGGGTACAACCAACCATTAAAAAAGCAACTAACAATGTGTAAAATGCATAGCTTAATTTTGTTATTAAATTTTTCATCTGTTTTTATTTTTAAAGTTTATTAATTATTCAAAGTTCTGTGCTGTTTAGGTCGCCACGCATCTTATACAAATACGTTAGCAATCATTCAACGGCTATATTTCCGCAGTCTAAACATTTTAATGCTGTCGAGCTAATTTGTTCGTGTTCAGTTTCTTTATCACACATCCCACAAAGTAACAGATTGCTAACATTCTGTATATTTAATGCTTGCTTTAGTGCTATTAATTCATCTTCGCAATAAACAGTATTGTCAATATTTTTTAACTCTGTATTAACCATATTGGTTATCATCAATCTTTGTACTTCTGTTATCATCTTTATCTATTTAATTTTTTCGTTAATAATTCGCACTAAACATACAGTAGTAATTAACTACAATAAGCTAAGTTCGTGCTTTACTTTTAGAAAATATTGATAAGCATTTACATAACCTTCATATTCTGTTGGTATCATTTGTGCGTGCTTAATTGCTTCGTTTACACATATTTCAGCGTGCTTAATTGCTATCATAGTGCATAGTATTTCATATCCGCAATCAGTATCTTCATTCATCAATATTATTCTAAAAGTATCCACTAAGTCGTTTGCTTTTTCTTTTGGTGTCATAATCTAAGTTTTGTGCTTATAAACCGCTTACAGTAGTTAACACTGTATATAGTTTATAAGCCTAATTAATATTCGTTTTTAATTGTAAATTTCTGCTATGGCTTACAAAACCATATACTAAACGTTATGATGCAATTAAAAAAGACATACAACAATAAATATAAGTAATGTGGAGTATAGTCTTTCTTTATTCCAATGCTTACTTCGTCAAGATGGGTGGTTCACTATACACATCATACCAACAAGTTACCGCACTACTCATATTCTTTGCCGTTAGTAATCATTATTTTAACACCTCATTAATTGAAGCTCTTAATATATCAAATCCGCCTCTATCATCTAATTGAGATTCTATTTCCTTTAACATATTCTTATAACTATCTATTAACTTCCATTGTGCCTCAATAATCTTTAACTGTTTTTCTACTACTTCATCCATATTATTCCGTTTAGTGAATGACAAATATAATAAACTTTTTTAATATAAACAAAGTAAAAAAAAAAAACTTTTAAATATATGAGCGAAAAAGAATTCTATAATAAAATTAGATTAGATGAAAATGGAAAACTAATAACTGTAGTAAATACAAAAACAAACATAGATACTAAGGTAGGGAATAGGTATAGCTTCTTTAAAAAAATCAAGTTGGATGATACCAATAGAATTAAAATAGTTTTTGAATAAATGGCAGACTTAGAAATAGACAATCAATACGACTTTTTTAAAGAGGTTAGGCTTGATGAAAACGGAGCTTTAGTTGTTTCATTAGAGCAAGGTGGAGGCTTCAGTTATATAGAAGATAACTACACAGCTTTGTTGTTAATAACGGGAGCTTTAGAAGGTCAATTAGCATATATTGAAAATTCAGAGGGGACAAAATGGCTGCCCTCTACATTGGGAGGATCTTATTATCCTTCAGGAATTTATCTATATAACGGCACATCTTGGGTGAGTGATAGAAACAATATAGCTTTAACTCTTAATGATGTATTAACTAATAGAATTGTAGTTACTCAAGATAATTACACTAACACTATAGGAGGCACAATAGACTCAACAAAAGAATATTTTATTGATGGCATTGTAGATTTAGGAGCTACGCAAATAACTGTACCCTCTACAGGAATATCTATAAAAGGTTACAACTTTGATGCAAGTGCTTTAATTAGTTCAGAAGATAATTATTCTATGTTTGTTAGTGATGTAGGAGGTAGTGGAAATGTTTTGATGTCGGATTTATATTTAACTGCTTCAGGAACTAACTCTAAAGTGTATGATCTAGTAGATGCTACTGGATTCCATACTATAGAAGTGAATGTAATAAACTACATAGGATGCACCTCTTTAGGAGTTATTGATAATTATAGACAAGGATTAGAAGCAGGTACAGGTCGCTTTGGCGGCACTCCTCAACTTGAATTAAAAGGTGTTTGGGTAGGGGGATATTTTATTGATACCTCAATAGTTAGAAGCTTATCAGATGGTAGCTATTCATTATTTAAAGCGGGAGTAGGTTTTTTAATGAGTTCAAGATTTAGAAGTAATATGAATATAGATTTACCTGCATCAGCTTCATTTTGTGATTTTGCCCCTTCTAACTTTGTTAATCCTTCTACTTTACAGATTACTAATATGATAATGACAAGAGCAGGAGTTGCTGATGCTACAGATTTAAATTATTTTCCTAATATAGATCAGACTGATATTGCATCGGCATGGGATGGAAACAATGGACTACCTAATACTTTTGAGGGTGGACGCTTAACTGTTTCAAGTGAAAATCTTACCACAATATCAGCAGGGTCTACATGGCACACTTTAAATGCTACATGGAGTGCTAATAGACTAGAGCATTTTGATTCACCTGCAGCAGGTCAACTAAGACACTTGGGGAACTCACCTAGAGAGTTTAGATGCGTTGTGAATTTTTTAATTGAATGTACAGCTAATAAGGATTTAGGTATAAGGCTTAGAAAATGGGATGATTCAGACGGCGTGTTTGTTGACTTATCTGAAGTAAAAAGGCAAGTAAATTCATTTGTTGGAGGTAGGGACGTTGCAATTTTCAATTTTATTTTTAATGTGAATTTAGATAAAAACGATTATGTATTTTGGCAAGTTAGAAACAATAGCGGAAGCAATAACTTAACATTAGAGTTGGATTCAGACTGGTTCTTAGAAGAAAGATAATATGGCAAAAAGAGAAGTAGAAATAAAAGTAAAAGCTGATTCATCAGAAGCTGTAAGCGATGTTGATAAATTAGTTAAAGCAGTTGAAGGGTTAACTGAAAGCCTTTCGGAATCTAAAGAAGAAACTGATAAAGTAAATGATGGTTTAAAAGCTACCGAGAAATCAGGAAGTAAATCATTAAAAGCAGTTGCTACAGGTTTTAAAGGTGTAGGATTAGCTATTAAAGCAGCAGGCATAGGTTTAGTCATTGCAGCTTTTGCTGCTCTTAAAGAAATACTAGAGAAACAACAACCCGTTTTAGATTTTATAGATTCAGCTTTTACAGCTATTGGTTTAGCAGTTACTACTGTTTCTAAATCTTTACAATCATCTACCTCAGATTTTGATGCATTAGGCAAAGTAATGGGGGGAATTCTGAATCTTTTTTTACTTCCTTTTAAAGCATCTTTTTACGGTATTAAAGGGGCTGTATTAGCTTTACAGTTGGCGTGGGAATCTTCATTTCTAGGTGGTGGAGATGAAAAGAAAATAGCCGATTTAAAACTTTCTATTGAAGAGGTCGGAGATGATCTTATAAAATTGAAAGATCAAGCTATAGATTCAGCAAAAAATATAGGTAATAACTTAGGAGAGGCATTGGATGAAATTGCTACGGGAGCTGAAGCTGTAGGAGACGCTATAGAAGACTTAAACTTGAAAGCTATTAAAGCAGAAGCTGATAGAATTACAGCCGCTAAAAATGCTGCTAAAATAGCTGAAGCAATTAATAAAGGAAAATTCGAGGCGTTTGATAGGGAAGCAGAATTGTTAAGACAACAAAGAGATGATTATACTTTATCTTTAGATGAAAGAAAAAAAGCTAATAATGAATTAGCATTAGTATTAAATGAGCAGGAAGAAATAATGCTTCGTAATGCTCAAATAGTTATCAATGCTGCTGCAGGTGAATTAGCCGCAAATGCTACAATAGAAAATAGAGTAGCTTTAATTAATGCTCAAAATGAAGCTGAAGCGATTAGAGCAGATATAACTGGTAGACGTTCTGAACAATTAATTAATGAGATAGCTTTAGAAAAAGAAGGGGCGGATGCTGCAGAAGCTGCTAGATTGTTGGAAGAGAAACAATTAAAAGAAAGTGGTGAAAGGAAAATACAAGCAGATATAGAATTAAAACAATTAAGAGCAGATTTAGGGCTAGATGATCCTAATGCAAGCCCTGAACAAATTAAAGCTGCTTTTGAATTAAAACTACAAGCATTAAAAGAGCAGTTTGATCAGGAGCAAATATTAAAAGCAGAACAACAAGAAACGCAACAAGCAACGCAAGCAGAAATAGATGCTCAGAAGTTGTTAGATGTAGAAGCTTACGAAGCAGAGGTTGCTCAAATTAAAAAAGACCACGCTGATGATGTTTCTGATAAAGAAAAACAAACTTCAAAAGATAAAGCAGCTTTAAGAAAGGCGGATTACGAAGCTACTATATCGGGGGCTAGTAACATGTTAGGTAATCTTAGTCAATTAATGGATGAAGGCTCTGCAGAAGCGAAAGCAATAGCATTAGCTCAGGCTGTTATAAGTGGGATTCAGGGAGTTCAGGCTGCTTATACAAGTGGTTCTGCTGTTCCAATAGTAGGAGTAGCATTAGGGCCTATTGCTGCAGGTATTGCTGCAGGTGTAGCCGCTAAGAATATACAAAAGATTTCACAAGCTCCTACTGGTGGGAAGAAAGGTGGTAGAGGTGGGGGTGGTAGTTTTAGTATGCCTTCAATTCCTACAGGTTCTGCTTCAGCTCCTGATATTAATCCTGAATCTTTATTTTCTACTCAAACACTAGAAGGAAACGAATCAGAAAGTATAGGAAATGGGAAAGGAATTAACCAAAAAGTTTACGTTTTAGAAAGTGATATATCTGATAAACAAAATAGAGTTTCAACTATAGAATCTGAGTCTCAAATTGGGTAGTGAAATTTGTTTGAAAACGGGAAAAAATGAAAAATTTCCCACTTTGAAACAATCCTTTGCTATCTATACTTGAGCCATATCAAATGTACGCTAGTATATATATATATATAACAACAAATAAAAATTATGAAAGAATTATTAGTTGAATTAACAGTTAACGAATTAGAAGAAACAGGCATAGATATTATATCTTTTGTAGAAGCTCCTGCTATAGAAACTAACTTCATGTATTTTAGTAAAAATAAGAAGCAAAACTTCTCTTCTATTGATGCTGAAAAACGAATAGTAGTAGGAGCAGCTATGTTAGCTAATGAAAAAATAGTTAGAGAAGATGCAGATGGTAATCCATATTTTGTGTATTTCTCAGAAGAAACAGTTAGAAAGTGCCAAGAATTATTTTTCAAAAAAGGTAATACCAAAGGAACTAATGTAGATCATGAACAAACAAAAGTTAGTTCAGGAGTTACTGTGGTAGAATCATGGATAGTAGAAAACCCTGAAATGGATAAATCAAAGCATTTAGGCTATGATGATATACCAAAAGGTAGTTGGTTTGTTTCTTACAAAGTAGATGATGATGCATTATGGGAGAAAGTAAAATCAGGAGAGGTACAAGGGTTTAGTGTAGAGGGAGTATTTACGCAAACAGTTGTAGATGATAAAAACATAGAGCAGGAGATGCAATCTATTTTAAATGGTTGTGGTTCTCGTATTGATAAAATACTAGCATTAAAAGAAAAATTAAACATTTCATAATTAAATTACTTTTAAATATATATAAATCAAATAATTAAAAACATGAGCGAAAAAGAAAAAAGCGTTGTTGACAAAGTGAAAGAACTTTTATTCAGTTCTGAGGTTGTTGAAGCAGAAGATACTTTTGCAGAGGTTAAAACTTCTGAAGGTGTTATTTTAAATGTATCAGCTATGGAAGCTGATGGAGTAGTAGAAATAGTTTCTGAAGATGGTAAAGAAGTTGCACCTGCAGGAGAGTATATTCTTGAAGATGGTTCTACTATTGTAGTAGGTGAAGAAGGTATTATTTCAGAAGTTAAACCTGCTGAGGTAGAAGAAGAAGTAGAAGAAGAAATGTCTGAGGAGGTCGTAGAAGACTCTAAAGAAGTTTCTGATGCAGATGTATCAGAAGAAGAAGTAAACCCGTTAGAAGCGAGAATAGAGGCTTTAGAAGCGAAGTTTGAAGCTGTTATTATCGAGAACAGTAAAATAAAAGAATCTAATGTATTGTTAGCAGAACAAAATGTTGCTTTAGAATCTAAGTTTTCTGCATTTAAGGGAGAGCCAGCAGCAGAAGAAATTAAGATTTCTAAAAGCGATGCTAAAACTGACAAATTCAAAGCATTAGGAAACATAAGAAGAAATAAAAAATAATTATTAATAAATAAACCAATAAAAAATGGCTTTAGATTTAACAGGCTTAACAGCCTACACAAGTGAAAACTCTACAGAATTAATTTCTGCAGCAGTTTTAAAAGGTTCTACGATTGATAGAATCCAAGTTCAAGCAGGTATTAAATCTGCTGAAAAAATTAACCTTATTGCAATAGACAATACTTTCCAAGCAGGAGCTTGTGGATTCTCTGCAAGTGGTAACGTAGATTTAACACAAAGAACTATTACAGTTTCTAAGATTAAGCAAAATGCTGCTGTTTGTGTTGATGATTTAGAAGCGTATTATACACAGCAAATGATGAAAGCAGGATCTTACAATGAAGATATGCCTTTTGAACAAAAGTATTCTGAATTAGTTGTTGAAGGAACTCAAACATATTTAGAGAACTTAGTATGGAGAGGGAATATTGCTACGGGAGCAGGAGATATGGCTTTTGCTGATGGTCTTTTAGTTGCTATTGATGCTGAAGGTTCTGTAGTATCTGCTACAACTACAACAGCTATTACTGCAGGAAACATCATTGATAGAGTTGATGAAATGATTGATGCAATTCCAGTTGATGCTTTACAATCAGAAGATTTAAGTTTAAACATGCCTTTAGGACATTATAGAATGTACACTAGAGCATTACGTAATGCGAACTTATTTCACTATTCAGCAGATGAAAACGATAACTTTTCAATTGTAGTGCCTGGGACTAATGTAACTGTAAGAGGTACAAAAGGACTTAACCAATTAACTGGTATCGGTGTAAGATGGATTCTTGCAGAAGATTCTAACCTTTGGGTAGGAACTGATTTGTTGAATGATGCTGAAAACTTCTCTATTGCTTATTCAGTAGATAATGATGAAGTAAGAACTATTCAAAAATTCAAGTTTGGAGCAAACATTGCTTTCCCTGAAAGAATCGTAGAGCTTACAACTACAGCATAATTAAAAAAATAGGGAGTAGTTAATTCTACTCCCTTATTATAAACTCATAAAAACTCAAACAATATGGCAACATGTACGTTAACAGCAGGAATACCTTTAGCTTGTTTAGAGTCTACAGGGGGAATTAAAAACGTTTATATCTCAGCTTTTGCAGATGCAGCAACATTTACTTTGACAGCAGATGTTATTACAGCTTCAGTAGGAACTGGAACTTTTTATACTTTTAAATTCAGACCTCAGACTGCTTCTCTAAATGAAGAGGGAACACACTCACAAGAAAACGGTACTAACTTCTGGACTCAAACTTTAGCTATGATTTTCCATAAAATGGAAACAAGCAAAAGAAACAACTTATTACTATTAGCAGGAACACAAATGCACGTAATAGTTGAAACTCAAAATGGAGATTACTGGCTATTAGGAAAAGAAAACGGTGCTTATTTAACTGGCTCTACTTCTACTACTGGGCAAGGGTATGGAGATTTAAGCGGTTACAATGTAACTATTACAGGAACAGAACCAAAATTTGCTACTGAGATGGATTCAACTACTTTTGGATTACTTACATTATCAGCATAGTAATAATTTATACTATTTTAAAAGGGCTATCTTAACGGATAGCCTTTTTTTATAAACATTGCATAAATAATTAACTTTTAAATATATGAGCAAATTAGTTTTAAAAAAAGAGTACGAAAATGTGACTCTATCAAACGGAAATTTAAAAGCATTTAACACAATAGATGTTACTGATTCAAACGTAGAATTCTATATTCAAAAAGGATTTAGATTTATCTTTGAAGAGAAGAAGAAAAAGAAAAATGATTAAATTAACTCAATCAGCATCTACTAATGTAGTGTTATCTTTGCAAGAAGTTACTACTTTAGCTACTCCCTACTATGTATTTGAATTTACTAGTGATGATACGGGCGTTTCTAAGGTGTTTACTGGAGTAGATATATCTACTAACATAGCTAGATATAATGAGTTTGTTATAGAGCTTAATTCAGTTGAAGATTTGAATAATAGTATTATTGATTTACCGTTAAAAGGGTTTTATAAATATAAAATTTATTCTACAGCAGTTTTAAATGATTTAGATTTAGCTAATGTAACTGAATTAGTAGAAAGTGGTAAAGTTTATGTAGATGGTTCTGAGCAAATTACTAAGACAACTTACTCAGGCGGTAATGATACAAAAGTAGTGTACAATGGATAAGAAAAAAGAAGAGTTTAACGGGGGTGAATTTTTCGCTTTTAGTATGAATAGAGTTGAAAACACTCCGAAATTCAAAGAAACTAAAGCTAAATGGATTCCATACGGGGATGATAACAACTACCCTAGTTATTTGGTGGGTTTAATGAATTCATCATCTAAACACAATAGCTTATTAACTAAGAAGGTTAATATGGCTGTAGGAGCAGGGTTTAAAGACAATCCTGCATTGGTAGATTTCTTTGCAAATGTAGAAGGCTCTGAAAATCTTAACGATATTGTTTTTAAAATGGGATGGGATCTGTTTCTTTACGGGGGTTATTCTATGGCTGTTACATGGTCAAGAGATAAGACTAAGATAGTGCGTGTTAAATACGTTCCATTTGATAAAGTTAGAATTGCTAAGGAAGATGAAGATGATGCTGCTATGATGAAAGGAGTCGAAGCAGGCAAATCTTACTATTTAATTAGTGGAGACTGGGAACAATACAGAAAAGAAAAATATAAGCCTGAATTAATACAATCATTTGATGGGGTTTATTTTGGTGAAGATACAGAATTAATTTATCACACAGAATATAGATCAGGAGTAGATTATTACACACACCCTTCTTATATTTCTACTATTGATTGGATAGAATTGGATGTACAAATTGCGAACTTTCACCTATCTTCAGTGCATAACGGGTTCACTCCTAGCATGATAATTTCTTTTAAAGGTGGCGTACCTTCAGAAGAGGAGAGAAAGCAAGTTAAAAAGAATTTGGAAAAGCAATATGGAGGCACAGATAATGCATCTAGTGTTTTTGTAACATTCTCAAAAGACTCAGATTCTGCACCTGAATTTATACCAATTAATTTAAACGCTTCGGATGATAGATTTATACAATTAGAGGAGCAAATACAACAAAATATTATAGTAGGGCATGGAGCTTCACCAGTTGTGGCTGGTGTAGCTGTAAGTGGAAAGTTAGGCTCTACTAATGAAATAGAAGAAGCTGAAGAAGTATTCTTTAATTCTGTTATTGAGCCTAAACAATCAGTAATAGAAAATAGCTTTAATTGGATATTAAAAACAAATGCTTCAAATGAGAAGGTAGATTTAGGCTCTTTAAGAAGTGTTACTCAAGATGAGGTTGTAGAAGGTGAGGTTGTAGATGTAGAAGCTGAGGCTAAAGCAAAATTAAGAGGTTCTGTAGGTGGGGTTACTGGAATACTTTCTATCGCTGCTCAAGTATCAGAGGGTACAATATCTTTAGATGGGGGAGTAGCTATACTTGAAACTATTTTTGGAATAGATAGAGAGGCAGGAATTAGAATGTTACAAAAGGACAGTAAAAAAATATTAGAAGATGGCAACGAATAAAGTGTATTTCATGAGCGTAGATTATCTACGAGATGAAACGGTAATTAATGGGAATGTAGATGCTGAAGTATTAGAGCCGTTTATATTAGTAGCTCAGAATGTTCATATTGAAACAATTACAGGAACTAATTTATACAATAAAATCATAGCAGATTTAGAAGCTGTATCTATTACGGGGGTTTATAAAACTCTTTTAGATGATTACATACATCCTGCTTTATTACAATGGAGTTTATATGAAGCTTTGCCATTCATCAACTATAAGTTAACTAACAAATCTATATCTACTAAAGATAGTGATAATTCAGCATCAATAGATTTAAGTGAATTGTCTTACTTGCGTGATTCAGTAAGAGATGTAGCAGAGTATTACAGTCAAAGAGCTATAGCTTATTTACAAGATAATGAAGATTCATTTCCTGAATACACATCTAATGGAGATGACTGCAGCGATATTGCTACAAGTTCAAATGCTTATTTTAGCGGTATTCAATTTTAATCATGCAAAAACAAGTAGACAACATAGAAGCAAAGGTAGATAAAATGTACGATGCTTTAGTAGGTTCTGAGTTAAATCCAAACGGATTAATTGATAGAGTTAAACATATAGAGAAACAACAAGAAAGCATTAAAAAAAGGCACTGGATGGTAGCAGGTGGTATATCTGTTATATCTTTTTTAATTAGTTTATATACATGAAAAATATTATAACAAATATAATAGGTATTATACTATTGGCTTGTGGTGTTTACGGCTTAATGTATTTAGATTTAGAACTAATTAAAGTAGGTTTTTTGTTTCTATGCTCAGGAGTGTTAATATATTTTAAGAACGCAACCATTAAACGTTATTTATCAAAGGGTGTTAAAAAGTACCTATCTTGAAACATGTACCAATTTACATAATATTAGTACTATTGCTGCTTGTTGTTACGTGTAGTGATAATAAAACAAGCTGTATTGATAGAACTAAAGCAGTAGTTGAATACGATACTACTATAATTCATCATACAATCAGAGACACTATAACATCATTTGATACTATTGTTAAAAATACAAGAGATACAATAGTTGATAGTGTTAAATATTCTTTGAATGAATATCACTATAAAGTGAATGATTCATTAATAACAGGCGAAATAGTTGTAGAAGCACCGTTTAATCCCATTTTAAGATATGAATTAACGGCTAACTCATTTCATACAACCGAATACACCAAAGAAACTATAACTAACCTTAGAGGCTTCTTGTATGGAGGGCAAATAACTATAGATCCTTTATTAACTAATTTGCAGGGAACTTTAGCTTATCAAAATAAGCGTGGTAGTATGTACAGTCTAGGTTTAGGCTTTGATTTCACAAATAAAAATAGGCTCATTTCTGTAGGCTATTTAAAAAAATTCTAAAAAAATTATTGTTTATTAGTTTTTTCTGTTTACATTTGTCAAGTCTTTAAAAAGAATTAAAGATTTAAACTAAACAAAATGAAGAAATTAACTTTAACATTAGGGACTATTTTAGTAGCTCTAACACTACAAGCCCAAGATGTGCAGATCAATAACAAAAACGTTGAAAGCTATCAATATTTAGATGTGCATACAGGCGTTAAAATGATGACAACTAGAGAAGCGGTTTTTGTAGATACTGGAGATAATAAATTTAGAGCTACTAACTGGGATTTAATGAAAAATCAGTCTGTTTGGTTTGATGGTAAAAGATTAAAACCTAAAGATTCTATGAAACTTAAAAAGTATTTACTTTCGCATGGATGGAAAATAGCAGATAAAACGCCATCAATGATAGGTAACATAACTACAACCATTACAACTTACATTAAATAATATGATGACAACAAACGAAGCAGAGAAATTTGTTCAAGAAATAGGATGCTTAAAATTTAGATATGCTACAGAATTAAGTGTATATTACACTACTTTAATTCCTGCAGTGGTAGATGAAAAAGCTTACTACTATCAATTTGAATTTGATTTCACGCCTGAAAGCGAATTTACTTTTTTCGCTTATGATAGTGCTAATCAGTTTTTAAGTGATTTTAAATTAGTTAGTATTGCATTACTAGATAATGATAGAATTGAAGACGTTATTTATAAAAATTATTAAGATATGAAATTAGGACAAAAAAAGATTCAAAGAATTACAGATTTATATGCTTCTAGTATGAGTCGAAAAGAAGTTCAAGAGTTATTAGCTGAAGAGTGGTGCTGTTCTGTAAGGAATATTAGATACCATGCTAAAATTTTAGGACTAGGAACTGTAAAAGCTCATACTAAAGAAGATAGAGTTTTAGTATATGATATTGAAACTTCAAGAGTTACGGCTAAAATTTGGAGTAGTGGTAAACAATATGTTAATCATTCAGCTTTAAAAACTAGCACTTCTATTATTTCTATAGCTTGGAAGTGGATAGGTGAAGACAAAGTTCATTCTTTAACATGGGATAAAGACCAATGTGATAAAACTATGATGGAAAAGTTTTTAAAAGAATATAATAAAGCTGCTATTGTAGTAGGTCAAAATAACAATTCTTTTGATAATAAATTAATAAATACAAGGGCTGCTTATCATAAATTGTTTGTTAATAGTTACATAACATCATTTGATATTTATAGACACGCTAAATCTAAGTTTAGACTAGCGTCTTATTCTATGGCTTACATGGCTAAGTATTTCGGTTTAACATTAAAGCAATCACATGAAGGTATTCATATGTGGGATATGATAGAAGACGGTACGAAAGCAGAACAAAAGGAATATCTTAAAAAAATGGTAGATTATAACGTAGGTGATATTGTAACTACTGAAGAGCTATATATGACTTTAAGACCTTACTTTAAACACGCAACTAATTTAGCTGTTAAAGATGGTTTACCTAAGTGGGCTTGTCCTAATACGGGTTCTTTAAATGTAAGTTTACTAGATACTAAGTTTACAGCAGCAGGAACAGTACAAAGAATTTTATATTGCGAGGAAAGTAACACTCAATATAAAGTAAGTAATAAGACCTACATGGATTTTTTGCAAAGACAATTGTAATACGCCAAAACTTGATTAAATTAATAGTTATGGCGAATTAAACCTAAACAGCACAGTGTATGTTGCGTTGCGGAATTAACAATAAAATTAAATAGAAAAGATATGAATTGGATTAAGAGATTATTTAGTAAAAAACCACTAAACAAGCAATGTGATATACATTGTGTTAGCAGTAGTTTTAATTGCTTAGGCTGTAATAAAGTTGTAGATGGTGGCGACTACTTATATATAAAAGAATTTAGAGATGAATTTGCAAAAAACAGATGCAAAAAATGTGTAACAGAAATAGTTGAAAGCGGTAAATTAGTTGAGATACTTTAATTACTGCTAACGAATGGTAATATGTTTTGAATTTAAAATTTTGAGTGATGGAAAATAACAAAGAAATAGAAAACTACCCTGATGAGTTTTGGGATGATTACGAAGAAAATGACGAACCCGATTACTACTACTGTAATTGTTGCAATAGCACCCAAGCCGAATTAAGTTTTGGAAATAGCTGCAACACTTGCGGAATATTTGGAGTGATGGAAGGAGAAAATTTTTAATATAAAATATATTACGTGTTAGGCTCATTTTTAATTGTTGCCTAAACGCATTGTGTATGGGTAGTTTTTGCCCGATTTAATAACTTAAAAATATAATTATGAAGAAAGAACAATTTGAAATACTGATGTATGCGCTTTATGGAAACAACCAATTATTTATACCACAAGGGCAAACCATACAAGAATGGATAGATAATGCCTTTGATAACGCAGAAAAGCAAGGGCAATAATTACCTATACACGTTGTTGTATGTCTTTTTTAATTACATACAACACCGAGCTATGTAACGCCTTTTCGGTGTTATATTAGCGAATGTTAGGAATAGTAAAAACAAATAAAAAAATATGAAGATAAGCAAAAACATAACATTAAAAGAGGCTGTTAACTCAGCTACAGCAAATAGGAGAAAAATTAAAAACACTCCTAATGAGAAACAATTAGAAGCAATGAAAACTATTTCAGAAAAAGTTTTCGAGCCTTTAAGGGAAGGCTTAGGTAATAACCCTATAAGGATTAATTCATTCTTTAGATGTATCGAACTTAATAGAGCTGTAGGCGGCTCTTATATTTCACAGCACTGCAAGGGTGAAGCAATGGATTTAAGAGCTTTAAATGGTTCTAATGCAGATTTATATTACTATATTCGAGATAACCTAGATTTTGATCAATTAATATGGGAGTATGGTAATGATGAAGAGCCTGCATGGATTCATGTATCATATACAACAACTAAACCAAATAGAAAACAAACATTAAGAATAAGATGAATATAGAAGAAACTAACAAAAGAATAACAGAAGAGTTGGCAGCGTTTTGTGCTGAATTATTACAAAAGAATGAAGATTATAATAATAGTTTGCATGAGCCTAATATTTTCGGTCAAGACCCTATCGAAGGAATTAAAGCAAGAATAAGTGATAAACTTAATAGAATACTTTCAAAAGGATTAGACGATAAAACAGAAGATTCTTTTAGAGATTTGTTTGGCTATTATATTCATTATAAAATTATGATAGATGGCAAAGAAAAAAGAAGTTAGTAAAAGGTCTGTTAATCAATATCCACACAATCTAAATAAGCATACTATAATTACGGATAGAAATAGCTTTAATGTTAAAGGACAGCGATATACAATAAGCGGAGATAACATAATAAACATCACAACCAAAGAAGTTTATACTGTTGATTGGCAAAAGGTTAAAGATTACTTTTAAAATATATTCCCTGTTATTAATTTAACAGGGAATTTTTATATACATTTGTAGGGAATTAAAATTTATATTATGACAAAGGAAGAGAAAAGAAGAGAGTATTCGAGGCAGTGGTATTTAAAAAACAAAGAAAAATCTGCTGCTAAAGCAAGAGCGTATTATATAGCAAATAAAGAGAGGATAAATGCTACTGTTAAAAAATACAGAAATGAAAACTCAGAAAAAGTTAAGGCTAGACTTAGAAAATATACAGAGAAAAACAAAAAGAAAATAGCAGCAAATGCTAAGATTTATAGGGAGAAAAACGGAGAAAAAATAAGAGAAAAACAGAGACTTTACTACGCTGAAAATAGAAAAAAAGAAGCTATTAGGAAAAAAAAATACCACGCAGCAACAAGGGAAAGGAGAAACAAAACAGAAAGAGACCGTTTAAATTCAGACCCTATTTACAAGTTGAAAAGAGGGGTGAGACATAATATATGCGGGTCTTTTAAGCGTCAAGGATTCACTAAAAAATCAAAGTCTTTTAAAATTCTATGCTGCGACTACAGTACTTTCCTAAAGCATATTGAATCTAAATTTACTGAAGGTATGACATTAGAAAATTATGGCGAATGGCATTTAGACCATCAAATACCTTTAGCTTTAGCAGAAACAGAAGAAGAGGTTATAGAGCTATGCCATTACACAAATTACCAACCGTTATGGAAAGAAGAAAATTTTTCAAAAGGAGATGCTATTTTTTTAGAAAATATTAGTTTTGCAAATCAAACTAGGTTTGCTAAGTTTTTAAGTAGAGTATGAAGTATTTATATAATGAAAACAAATATCTATCTAGCGATATTATTAGTGAATGTTTTGAGAATGGAAAGATTAATTATATTGATAAGGTTTTGACAGGTTCAGGTTTTACTACTGGCTTCTCATTTTTACAACCTGCTTTTAATAAAGTTAATGTTTTAATAGCTCCTAATCAATCAATAGTTAAAGACAAAGAAAAAGAATATAAAGTAGGTAAATTCGCCCCTAATAAAAGAGCTGCATTTGTTTACGAGGGCAGCCCGTTACGTGGTAAGCACTCCGATTACGATTTAGTAGTATTAGTTGCTGATTCATTTAATAACTTCAGTTATCTATTAAAAGGTAATATTGATAAATTAATGGTAGATGAATTCCATTCTGTTATTATTCAAAGCTCTTTTAGGCATCAGCTTAAAAAAATGATATACGCTTTAGAAAATGATCATAAAGAAGCAGCTATTAGTTTTGTTACTGCATCTCCTTTATTATATTCTAAGATAGATATACAAATAGAAAATAAATACATGGATGATAGAATATTATACACTTCATCTGATGTAAAAGAATCTATTAAAAGGTGTGTCGAATCCATTAAATCAGGGAAGAAAACTATTATTTTTATTCAAGATGCTACAATAGTTAAAAACATTTTAAGAGCTGCAGGTAGAAATAATTTTAGATTAATAAGTGGCAATAATTTTCTAAGTACATTATTAACTAAGGGCATTTATAAACTAGATGAAAATTCTAATATAGTTATTTGTTCATCTGCAGCTTTTGAAGGGTGGAGTGATTATAGTATAAACGGTCATTCTTATATTTATATGAATTTAGGTAATCAACATAATACTTTTTTAGGCTGTAATATCTACCAAGCATTAGGAAGGTTAAGAGAGGGTTACGAATATGCGGAGATTTGTTGCACTAGATTAGGTGGTGGTGGTTTTGCTAATAACATAGTAGAAAGTTTACAAGATAAATTAGATAAGTTCATTCAAATAGATAAATTTTCTATTGAGCAAAAACAATCTAAAAGTTTTGAATTTAGTTTCAAAAGAGAAAGAGTTAAAGCATTAGATTTAAAACCGTATATGTTTTTTAAAAGAGATAAAAACGTTTACACTATATTAAAATATTATCATGCTATAGATGTGCATAATGAAACAAAACAAATAGATACTCAATTAAAACTTTATACTAATTATTTAAGAGTAAGAAAAATAGAATTAAAAGATATAGATGTGGACATAACACAAAAAAGAATGATGAGTAGAGTTGGTAGAGAGCAAAGGATAGAAAATATAGTTACTAATGTAAGAGATAATAATTTAGAAGATTCTTTTATGGATTTCTTTTTTAAGAATTTCAGACCTGAAGATAAAATTAAATACTATGTAAATGAGATAGATATTTTACAAAGTTGTGCTTTTGAATTAGAAATTGAATTAGATATTAAATATGAAACATTAAAACAATATCTTTTAAATGATGGTTATTTTAAAGAATTAAAGAAAGTATTAAAAGAAGCATCTATTAAGTGGGGATCATCTAAAAGAGAGATAACAGAAAGTTTAAAGACTTTTGAAGAAACTACTTTTCAATATACTTTAGATGTTGCAATAGGAATCACCACAGGCTACTTTGAAAGTAATATGGTAGGGCATAGAGATTATAATAAATTAACACAAGTAGGAATTGATTTAATAGAGTTTGTTGCATTAAAACTAAATAAAGAAGTAACAGAAGTAGATATTAGAAATTGTTTTCCTCGTATAATATACGCTTTAAATGGTTATTCGTTGCCCTCAGATTTTTATGGTATTGATAGACAAAAGAACAAAAAAAGGATTAATGTATTATTGAATTCATTTAGATACAATAAAGAGAATTTAAGACCGTATGAAACACAGAAAAAAGACAGTAGAAGAAAATTAATTGAAGTTGGCATTAAAGAAGAGGTTGTAGAATGGTTAATAAATAATTATTTTAATACAGCATTTAAAGGGGATTTCTTTAACTTCTTAGCATATCATGAGAGAGTTATAATAGGAGCTGCTATGGAAAAAATAAAACAATCTAATGCAAATATAGAATTATATAGAAGACACGATAGCTTTTTATGCTTTAACGAATTGAGTTATAAAGTTTTAAATAATTTTGAATACTTAGGATGCAAAGATTGGTTCGATTCTTTTAAACCAAATGACAATGATTTTATTTTAAAACCGTTGTTATTCTAAAAAAGTTTATTATATTTGCTAATGCTAAATGTAAAAAACGTTTTAATGATTTTTAAATAATGTTATAAACTTTTAATTAATGGAAACAAGAGCGAAACAAACGGAACATTTTAAAGGGCTTATGTATGATTTAGAAGATAAAAATGATAGAATAGCTTTGTTATGGAGCTTAGTAAATGCTAATAAAATAAATAGAAGGCAGTTTAAGGAATTAATTAATTGTTTATAACACCAAACTATGTAACGTAAGCGAAGCGGTGTTATATAGTTTGGTGTTAGCAAAAAAAATAAATATGTTTAAGTTAAGAGATTACCAGCAGGATTTATCTAATAAGGTAGCTTCTGTTATTAAAGAAAATAAGATAGCTATTCTAAATGCTGAAGTTAGAACTGGGAAAACTCATGTAGCTTTAGATGTGGCATCTAGATATAAGAATGTTTTATTCATTACAAAGAAGAAAGCAATATCATCTATAGAAGATGATTATAAAACAGCAAACCACTCATTTAATATAACAATAATAAACTATGAAAGCTTACATAAAATTCAAGGCGTTTTTGATTTGGTTATATGTGACGAATCGCATAATCTGGCAACCTATCCAAAACCTAGTAAAAGAATTAAAGCAGTTAAGCAGTTCGTTACTAATGACTTACTACTCTTAACAGGAACTTTGTTACCTGAATCAAACAGTCAAATTTTTCATCAGCTTTGGGTAAGTCCTCACAGTCCTTATAAGAATTGTGGTAATTTCTATAAATGGCATAAGATTTATGGCACGCCTGCAATAGTTTATACTTCTTACGGAGAGGCTAAAGACTATAGCGTAGTTGATTATGATAAAATTAAAGGAGTTGTAGAACGTCTTAAAGTATCATTCACTCAAAAGGAAGCAGGATTTACTACTAAAGTTAATGAGCATATTGTTAAAGTAGATATGAAACAATCTACTGTTAACTTAATGAATAAGCTTAGAAAGGATTTAGTAATTGAAGGAAAAGAAGAAACTATCTTAGCAGATACGGGTGTAAAGCTTATGAGTAAGCTGCAGCAAATGAGCAGCGGCACTGTTAAATTTGAGAGTGGTAATGCTAAAACATTAGACACTACTAAAGTAGATTACATTGCAGAACGTTTTAAAGGTAAGAAGTTAGCTATCTTTTATTATTATAAGCAGGAGTTAGAAATGATTAAAGATAAGTTCAAAGATACTTTAACGACTGATTTAGAAGAGTTTAACACTACGGATAAACATATAGCTTTGCAGCAAATATCGGGTGCTGAAGGGATTAACTTATCTAAAGCTGATGTATTAATCTTTATTAACTTTGGTTTTAGCAATACTAAATACATTCAGGCAAAAGATAGATTAACTACAATGGATAGGAAAGTTAATGATGTATATTTTATCATATCTAATAATGGTATTGATATGAATGTTTACAATGCATTACAAAATAAAAGAGATTACGTACTACAAACATTTAAAAGAGATGAAAGAGCAACAATATCAAAAGAAAATCAGTGATAACCTAACTAAAGAGGGTTGGTTTGTAACCAACTTAATAAAAACTAATCGCAATGGAATACCTGATCTGTTAGCTTTAAAGGATGGAGAGCCTCCGAAATTCATAGAATGTAAGACTCCAAACGGTAAATTGTCTGTAATACAGAAATATATGTTAAAGTTGCTATCATCTTTAGGCTTTTGTGTATCAGTTAGTTATGGTATGGAGATAAAAAAATATGAAAATAATAAAGAAAAAGATACGGACTTATTCTAAAAAGTTGTATTTTTACAAAGAATTAAAAAACTAAACAAATGTATTTATTAGAAGACAGTAAAAAAGATTTATTTGAAAGAGAAGAATATCTTACAAGAGTAGAAGGAACTAATAGAATTTTAGAGTTTCCTTTTCGTATGAAGATTAAAAATGTATTGCATCGAGTATTTGTGGATGTAATGATAACAGTTGAAGATGAAAAAGATTATTTTGAATTTGACATTGTAGATGATTTTTATACACAAGATCAAAAAGATGGAATTGAGAACCTTTTAAATAAAGAATTATGTTAAGCGAGTATATTAGAATAAGTCATTCGATTGATTCAATCAATAACTTTGAACAAGTTAAGCCAACTTTTAAATGGATTAGGCATTTTGGTAATGCTTTTAAAGATGTACAAGGAATACAGGAGAAGAAACAATTATTATTAACACAACTAAACAATATAGAATTATGAGTACAGACAATTTAGAATTATGGAATAGGGTTTGTAAGACAGACCCGAAGCATACAAAGAACGCAAAAATAGGAGGTATGAAAATTACAGCAGTTGCTCCTCAATATCAAATACTAAACGCCACTAGAGAATTTGGGGTTTATGGTCAAGCATGGGGCTTTAGAAATATAGATTTCGATTTCTCTTTAGTTGAAAAGTTTAAGTTAGTAGTATTAAAAGCCACGTTCTTTTCTCCTGGCGGAGAGTGTCAGATAGTTAATAGCTCAAAAATATTTATGGATAGAGCAGAGACTATGGTAGATTCAGATTTTGCTAAGAAAATGGAGACAGATGCTTTAACTAAAGTATTATCTAAAATGGGTTTTAATGCAGATATTTTTATGGGGAGGTTTGATGATGTTAAATATGTTAACGAAATGAAAGCAGAGTTTACAGAGAAACCCGCTTTAGATGATTCTAAATTAGATGGATGTGATAAATGGAGTGATGAACAAAAAGAAGCAGTTAAAAATAAATTCAAATTAACTAAGAAACAAATAGAATTATTAAAATAAAATACATATATTTACAAAAAAATAACTATGAAAATAACAGGAAAAATAACAGTAATTAAAGAAGTAGAAAAAGGAACTACTAAAGCCGATAAGAACTGGTCTAAAGTATCATTCTTATTAGAAACAGATGAAACGTATAATAATTTATATTGTCTTAATATCTTCTCTATGGATGATGCAGAAAAAAACAATGTAGAAAACTTTACTAAGTTTAATAAGGTTGGTCAAATGGTAGACGTTGAATTTAACGTCAAAACTACTGAGTGGAATGGTAAACACTTTACAGAATTAGCAGCATGGAAAGTATTTAAAGCTGAAGCTGTAGAGATTCCGCAAATGGAAGGAACTACTGAAGCGTTAAATGATGCGTTACCGTTTTAATTAATAAGAACTCAGGGAGGTAGTTAATTCTATCTCCCTTTATAATTTATAGATATGGCAAAGAAAAAAGCAAGTGCAAAAGGTAGAAAGCCTTTTAAAAGGAAAGTAACTACAATTACTAAAGACTTAAAGCAAGTTGATTTAGAAGATTCTATTGAAGAAGTAACTGAAGAGCTTAAAAAGAAGACTATCGTATTAGATAAAGGTATCTTAAATTTCAACTGGGTAGCTCGTGAATATAATATTTCTGTAGATGAAGCAAAGAAATTAGTAAAAGAAGCTAATAAATAATGAGAGATTTAATTTTAATAGAAGTTTATTTTGATGAAACTTTAAGAGGCTATATTAAGAAGTTAACCCCTCATTTATATGAGGAGGCTCATTCTCAATTTATGTTAAACGTAATGACTAAAATTGATGAAGATAAGTTAGTTCGTTTACATGAATCTAAAGAGCTTCAATATTACCTTGTAACAATGGCTCGAAATATGGTAGTTAATTTTTGTTCTGATTTCAATAAGAAGTATAGAGATTATTTAAGTTATGATAAATGGTTAGACATAGATGGATATGAAGAAGATAAACAACGCTTCCTATCTAATGAGTGTAGCGTAGAGGAGGGGCTTATAGATGTAGAAAAAGAGTATCTAATTAATGAGCTTATATTAGATGTTAAAGCATGGTTAAAAGGTAGAGCCGAAAGAATCGAAGGTGCTTATTATGATGAAATACTATTTAATAAGTATTTTAGTGGTGGTTTAACCTTTAGAGAGATAGCGGAACAAACAAAGATACCATTATCAGAAATTTACAACGGTGTATCTAACGCACAAAATATAGTATTAATGAAATTTCAACAAAGATATGACAACATTATTAATCAATAGTATAGTAATAGGTTACATGTGTTATTCAATAGTAACTTTTAAGTTACCTTCATCTATTAAGGATGCTTTTAAAACATTGTTTAATTGTCCTAAGTGCTATACTTTTTGGCTTACCTTAGTAGTTAGTCAAGATTTAAAGTTAGCTTTATTATCTTCTTTGGTTGCATTTCTTTTAGATTCATTTGTAGTAACTAAGTTATGATAGAAGATTTAGAGTGGGTTGCATCCCTAACACGTTTAAAACAAGAAGATAAGCAAAGACTTTTAAATATACATAGAACTTTGTTTACTTCAATACCTGATCCTTGTATGAATTGTCCCGATCAAATTAGGCAAGCAGTAAACAGAATAAAAAAATACCATGAAAAAGAAAGAAATAAGTGAGAAACATAAATCTGTTGTAGATGAATACTTTTTAAATGGATTCAGTAAACCTTCAGCATATTCTACACAATATGAAGTAGAAGGTATTGCAGCCTCGAGAGGCTTTTATAAGATGTGTTTAAGACCTGAAGTTAAAGAATACTTCATGGCATCACAAAAAGACCTAGCAGCCTCAATAGGACTATCTAAAGAGGTTATCGTAGGGACACTAGCAAAAGATATAGAATCTTACAATGAATTCGTAGCTTTAGCGAATCAGGATAATCTTACAGAGAAGCAAGAAAAAAAATTCAATAGATTAGCACAAATCTACAACCATAATTCTAAGATAAAATCTATGGAAGTTATATCTAAATTATTAGGACTTTTTGAGCCTGAAAAAGTAGAGATAAAACAGGTAAATTATACGGTAGATTTTGGTACAAAAAATGATGCCTAACTTGTTTGAAAACGGGAAATTTTCTTTTTTTTCCCACTTTGAAACAAATTTGCCCTTGCTATCATTGGCTCATATTAAATGTGCGCTAGTATATATATATATAACAACATTTTTTTTCTCTATTAAAAATATAGTTGTATATTTGTACAAAATAAATACACAATATTATGACAATAGATGAACAACAAGAAGACGAATATTTCAATAGAAAAATATATATAAATGGTAAATTTATGTTGGATGATAAATTTGATGTAGATGGAGGTATTAAAATTGACTTCGCTTTTTTTCATGGTACAATGTTTGAATTTGAAACTTTATTAATAAAACATAAAGACATTGTAGATAAATATAAATTAGAATACACGTTTTTAACTGCAGAAGAGATAAGACTATTAGAATTACCGACACCAAACTTTAAAAGTATCAATACTAATATAGCAGAAGAAAAAAGATATTTAAGAACTGGTTATAACACTATTACTTCAGGAACATTTAAACAATATTAACATGAGAATAGAAGAACAATTAATACAAAAGAAAACATTTAAACAAATTGCAAATTTCTTAGGTATATCAGAAGGGGATGTATCAGAAAGTTTAAATAGAACAACACCACGCAAAATA